GGCGAGGATGTATGAGCCATCCTCTAGATATACGCGTACTCTGCGAGGTTTGCGTGGCTCTGTAGCCACAAATCGACCAAGTGCTGCATCGTAGTGTCTAGTAGTCATGACTATGCACCTACCTGTACAGGTACATATGCGCGCACATCTTTGAGCATTTCTGATGCAGACACCCACATGTGTTCGCGAGAGTGCCATACCTCAGCGTTACTGAACTTGTTAGTGATGTACACAAGTGCCGCCGATACTGATGCTGGTGTTTCTGTCGCCATACTCCGACCTGAGAGTGTGTATGTGTCATATGTATCCACAGAAGTGTGAGGGATTACGCGTGGTGTGCGGAATACGATGTTTTTCTTAGCGCGCTTGTCGAGGTCAGATACCTCCATGAGATATGCAAGTGCCATCTCATCGTTGAAGCGTAGTTCGTAGGTTGCTGTGCCGTTCTGCTCTCCACCTACATGATGTGTCTTGATAGTTTGTGTTGCATACTGCGCCATCCATAGACCTGAGTTCTTTGATGCCTCTGCGCACCATGCTATGAGGTCAGCCTCATCTGCGCGATTGTCTAGATATAGCCATGTGCTACCGCCATCGCCTCGATCCTCTGCAGTACCGATGCGCTTGCCATCTCTGTACACAGATGCTGTCCATGCCACGCCATCGTGTGTATTGAGGGTCTTGATGTTTTTGAGTTCGTACTTCATATCTGCCTCCATTTAGGTGGGGGACTACTCCCCCTGCAGACAAGAAGGTACGCCTACCTCCTATGCATTACAAGTACCTCTATAGGAGTGTCGGAGTCGGTGTCCATAGGGTGATATCTACACCGGTGCGCTCGCCATAGTCTTTGCGAGCTATGATGGATGTGACCTGCGCATCATCCCTGTAGGCGATAGCTGTGAGTCCATCTAGGACAGCCCTGACGAGTTTGTCTAGGTCAGGCGCGACTGTGGGGTGAGATCGAGTCACAGTACGAGGCTTGGGCATAACAAACGACATCTCAATACTTATTGCGCCATCGCGCGGCAGAGCACCTGCCTGTCTAGCTCCTAAGGCGATGGAGGATCGCCACACGGCGAGCGCAGAGCCCTGCGTGTGCAAAATATGTCCGTTGATGACCTTCATCGACCCCTGGGGTATGGGTCTGCCATCAACAAAGAATGAGATCACACTCGGAGTGTAACTGCTCCATTCACAATCTCAAGATGATCTCGACCTGTCTCATCTACGACATAGAAGTCATATGTGCCTATCCGGTCAGGGCCGAATGTGCTTTTGACTGTATAGGTGTGGCGGTTGATTACAACCTGATCTCCATAGCTGACCTCACCTGGGCTCACTATCCGTTCCATGACACCTCCTCGTGGTGTAATGATTACATACAGGATAACACTATCTCTGAGGTTTAGCGTGAGCGTTTTTGTAGCATGTCTCGGATACTTTGGGGCATCGGTACAGCCCTCTCTCTCGCCTCATCTAACTCTCGCTGATACTCGGCAGCCTTGCGCACCTCGATCTCTCTACGCCTCTCTGCCTCAGCCTTCTCCTGAGCGAGTTTCTCCTCCTTAGATAGCTCCCTCGGCGGTAGTGGCTCATCGCCCCATCGGTGTGCATTCAGCCATGTGGCTGCGTGGGCTGTATAGCTCGGACTGCGATTCGGATCATCGGCATATCTGCGAGCCCCTGCGCATATCTCCTCACCTGTAGCTACCTGCAGGGCTTTCACAAACGCCTTGAGTGCAGCCTGTTTTGCCACCTTCCTCGGATAAATAGACCAAAACATCTCGAAGTGGTGTTTCAATGATAGTTCTAAAGGATGGTTCTTAGGGCGTGATTGTCGCCCCGTATCTGTCGTCATTGTCGCCCCGTCAGCGACATCGGTACGCCCCGTCACATTGTCGCCTCGTAATCTGTGGATGTTTATCTGATACAGATGTGGTCTGCGATCCTCTCGGCATCCTGCCGAACCGCCAGAGTGCTTGAACATCTTGATGTACCCCTCATCCACCAAGGAGTTCACAGCTCTCTGAACGGTTCGTACTGAGATAGATGATTTCTTGGCGATAGTCGCCTGTGACGGATAGGACTGCGTACCCTCATCATTCGCATGATCCGCAATCACTAGCAACACCATCTTCTCTACAGTAGGCAGGTCGGTGCGCCACACCTCTGCCATCAGCCGGATACTCACATACACTCCACTATCTGCTCATATGTGATGCCATATAGAGCTAGTTCCTCTACTGCCCTCAACCTTTGATTGGGATAGCGATTGGGGTCACGCATAGCTACACGCTCTACGCTCGTCATGCCACCCCATACGCCATAGTCCTCATGCTCCATCGCATATGTCAGACAGGTAGCCCATAGGGGACAGCGAGCGCAGACCGAGCGCAGCGCGTTGATGTACTCATACTGCAGGATCGAGCGTTGCTCCTCTACTGTGTAGAACAGGTCTGTATAGATACTGCCCTTGCACTCAGCCTGATCCCAATCTACTTCGCCATACTTGGGCATCCACGCACCCCCGATGAGTCAAAGTAGGGGCAGTAGTCCTTACAGAAACTCACGAACTTCTCAGGGGCAGGTGGTTCGGCATCGCTACTCACGATGTCTTTGATTTCATCTAGCCAGGCGATTGCCTCTAGTGCAGTCAGCTCGCTGTATGGCTCTTGTACGACTCGGATATCAGCCATCTTGCCATCACGAGGTATGCCTACTAGAGATACCTCTTTGACATCGTAGCCGTTCTTAGACAGGAGATACCCATAGGTATGTATCTGCCACATTTTCTGCCGGTCATTTAGATATCGCAGACCTGACTTGGTAGTGGTTTTGAAGTCCACTACGAGTCCGAGGTCTTTGATGAACAGGTCGCAATGACCGCGCAGACCCTCATGAGATATCTCTAGCTCTATGAGGTAGTTGTCGCCGAACGGATCGAGTCGAGTCATGACCTTCTCCATGCCTGAGTGGATAAAAGTACCCAGGATTGCTCCGAGTGATTCTGTCGGATTTATCTTCTCGTCTTGTTTCAGCTCGTGCCATACACGCCTACGACAGCCACCTAGACTGCTCGGCCCGATATCCACCTGCAGACTTCGATCTCTCTGAGCATCGTAGCCCTGTAGTGATTTCACGATGACATCCTGTAAGTCAATCATTTTTGAGCCCTTTCTCGGCTACTACAGCACAGATCATCCGCACTCGTAGTGATGCTGCATACCAATCTGACGATATCTCCTTGCCCTCTGAGAGGTCTATAGACCTGATCTCATCGGCTATTTTTGCTCGTAGTTCCTCCTCGGTCATATCAGCCCCTCGCAGTCTGTAGATATGCGATGAAGGCAGGGAAATGCGCGAGGATAAACTCCAGCATCCACCTGAGGGAGGATAAGTCCTCTATATCTGTGAGAGATACAGTCGCTGTAGATGTGTCGCTTCTGACTGTAGAGGTATCCGATGTGACAGTACTTGTATCAGTCACGATAGGTCTAGGCGATACAGGCTGTGTCTGAGGCTGGTCGTTGAGGATAGTTACAGTCTGTACTGTGGTCACAGGATCAGTATGTGTAGCTGTCCATGTGTTATTGCTATCTACTCTGACCTCGGTGTTGGGATTATTATTGCCTACACCTGTCGAGCCTGTCCCCTGTAGTGCATATCTCTGCCCAGGTGCAAGAGTCAGTTTGGAGTAGAGACTGTCAGGATCACCACAGGTGGCAAAGTCACAGACTATCGCCCCACTCTGCGCGACTCCATTCTCATCTACGATGACATATACATCAGCGTGAGATGGGGATGCCCATAGGCTAGATGTGATGGCTAGACATACTGCTAGTAGTTTGTACTTCATGATAGCTCCATACTCGCTCGAACGGATGCGCTCATACTCTGCGCAATTTTCACCTGTGTCTGTAGTCGTTGCACATTGGCGCGAGATGCTTTGACCTTCGCCTCTTCAGCCGCTATGACCATATGTTTCTCAGCGTTTGCCACGAGTGCGATGTCCTCGCGCTCGCCTACTGTGTAGTTTCTGCCGGTGGGGGATGAGCGACCTGCTAGTTCTAGTCGCGACTTAGCTAGACCTATCTCATAGTCTGCGACTGCCGTGTAGTACGACATCTCGCACGATACAAGTTCCTGATGTGCTACATCTACCTCTTTGGATAGTACATACAGGCGACTTTCAATCTGTTGTGGTGTCACTACCTGACTCATCATCAGCCTCCTTCACTATGCGTAGCCCCTCAGTTTTCTGTTTCTCTTGGAGAACGATGAGTTTGGTTGCATCTGCAGACAGGTCGAACGGATCGACAACGAGCTGATATCCAGCCATCTCTAGAGCCTCACCGAGTCGCTCAGGGAATATGTCGCCGAGAGCCTTTGCTACCGACCTGATACCCATAGCGTTCTGATGTACTGCTACAACGAATCCCATCGTGGGTTGAAACTTCTTTTGTTTGTCACTCATAGGAGCATCCCCTGTTCTGCACATCTCCATACGATGCACTCGTTTCCGTGTTTGTTTTTGCGTGTAGTGCCGGTGTCCATGATGTGTCCATCCTCGACTAGACCGCCACGAGTAGGTCTGACTGTGTTGCCGTCTATCCCTAGTGCATCCTGTATCTCATCATCAGTAGCACCATGTAGTCCACGATTGACGATGTAGTCATAGACTCTGCGCCGTTTTGTCCCTGATCTAGGTAGGGCTTTCTCTGCTGCGAGTACCGAGGTGCGCTGTGCATTTCTCGCTACTCTGACTCTGTTGCGGTCTATCACAGTTGCACGAGCCTCTTGTTGATAGCATCTAGCAGAGTGACTCCATCTACACGCACCTCTAGGATGCTCGCGTTTTCGTTATAGAGGGTCTTGAGTTCAGCCTTTGTAGTGATATCAGCGACTGTAGGGATGAGAGATGCAGCCTTAGCTGTCTCCTCAGGTGTTGGTACTTTGACTACAAGAGCAGGTTTGGTATCTGCACTCTTAGCGCGCTCTACCTTCTCCATCTCATTACGAGTAGGGCGTGTTGGCTTCTTGCTGTTTGGATCGACACCGAGATAGCCAGCCATACTGAGTGCGCGACCTGCAGCCGAGGTCGAACAGTTCTCTAGAGCTGAGTACTTGTTCACAGGGCTAGAGCCCACCATCTCCTCGGCATAGTCCACAGCTTTGAGTAGGTCGCCGTAGTACACCGATGCCTTCACGATGTACTGCAGAGGTCGGAGTGTCTGAGGATCGCGCACGATGTCCACGATCTCGGTGATGATGCGGAGGTCAGCGTGGTCTGAGTGAGCTCGCTGTAATCTTTCCGCTACTGTCTCATACGCGTTCAAGTCAAACGCCATGATGTGCCTTCTTTCTATAGGGGGCGCATCGCGCCCAGGGTCAGGTCAGACCTTAGACGACACGCCTGACATATGGAAGTACCGCCACGCCCTAGATGTAATGGATGGCATACTCAGGGGTCAGGGGGTGGGCTATGTCAGCCAGAGTACATATCAGTCTGTTCAACCTAATCGTTGAGGTGGAGTCAGACTTCAAATATCCAGATCAGATGCAGGATATGAGCAACAGAGCTATGAGTTTGTTTCAGGGTGCGATTGAGTTTTGTAAGGCAAATAATCTAGATATCCGCACTCAGGATGTAGATGACTTTATAGATGAGGATGATGACTGATGTGTCTCTCCTGTGGGGACTGCCGTAGAGAGCATCCCTACTCTGTAGATGACTCCATAGACTCGTCAGAGGCTACCAATCTACTGATGAGCCAGTCCACCACCGGTACAGCCACCGCGTTGCCTAGCTGTTTGTAGCGATGACTATCCGCCTGTCCCTCAGTCCAGCCATCAGGGAAGCCCTGTAGTCGCTCACACTCTGTAGGAGTCAATCGTCTGACAGTAGATGTGAAAAGTGTCTGAAAGTTAGAGGTGCGCAGCGAGAACGAGGTATCGGATACCAACGGCCCTTTGCCGCCCCCTGGCTTGCCCTCTCGATCCTGTAGCACCATCGGTTCTTCCATATGCACCACTCCCATCTTGTCCATATCTGTCCCTGATCTCAGAGTCTGCGCTATATCGCTAGTCGTCTGATTGTAGGTGTCGAATGTCTGAGCTACGAATAGCTGTGCATGATGGCTTTGCACCGATGGCTGATGAGCCTGTAGTGCTAGAGCTGTATCTGTAGGTGTAGCTGAGAAAGTATCGGCCTGAGCATCCTCTCGTATCGAGTAGGCGACTGTCTCATCCTCACCCTCCTGATAGACCATCGGCATATTGTTCCCACCTGTCCCCATACGCGCCTGTAGCGTGTTGATTTTGTCATCCTGGATGCGTATGTCATCCACTCTGTTGCCATAGAAAACTATGACAGTCGCTCGTGTCTCGTGTGCGTTATCAAATACATTCAAGCTCGGTGCTACCCCTTCCATAACCCATGACTCGTTAGCCTCGACAGTCTGAGCCCGTCTAGTCTTGACTGCCCACAGTAGGTTCATCTATCAACACCATCTGCATCCTGCCCTTATCAGGCATCCGTTGTTCGTTCGAGGTAGTAGTCAGAGCCTGAGCCGTTGTCGATCCATCCCACCATGTCATCGTGTCATGCGCTCGCGATGCGTTGAGTGATGGGCTCACTTCTCCGTTGGGGAAATCGTAGAGCTCGAAGTTTCCTGCCCTGCTACCTGCTCCAACGCTGTCTGTAGCTGAGTCGGTAGGGTTTTGCCCCTTCGCCCTGCTCGGCGTAGTATCCCCTGCGCTGCCTTCGGCGAGATCGAGTACTTCTGCAGGTGTTCTCCAGTCGTCTCCAAGACATCCGACAATGAAGACTCTGCGCCGTCTTTGGGGGACTCCGAAGTACTGAGCATCAAGCACACGCCACGCGATGCTATACCCCCTCTCAGCCAACGCCCCGATGACGACTCCCATATCCCTTCCTCCACTAGATGTGAGCAGTCCTGGGACATTTTCGAGGATGAAGTACCTCGCTTGCGTTTCATCGAGGAGTCTGCAGATTTCCCAGAAAAGTCCAGACCTAGCTCCTGCGAGCCCTGCTCGTTTCCCTGCCACAGACAAGTCTTGGCATGGAAATCCTCCAACGATGACTCCGTGTTCTGGAGTAAATCCTGCACTAATGAGTTGCTCACCTGATACCCCCTGTATATCTCCATATATGCGACTGTTTGGAAAGTGACGATGCAGGATGCCCTGCGCGTTTCGATCTATCTCTACTGATGCTACGACCTTGATGCCGTTGCGCTCTAGCGCGATATCAAAGCCTCCGATACCTGCGAACAGAGATACTGCAGTCATCTGTGTCATATCGCCTCCTCTATGGAACTACCCTAGTCTAGCCAGACCTTATATCCAGCCGTAACACGCCCTTTCACAGGGTCTATGAAATGCAGTCGCTGTGATGGAGTAGCTGAGGCTGCGAGCATGATTCCTGCATACCTGTTATCGCTCTCCGTTGATCCTGTTTGATACACCGCACCCTGCCCATTAGCCATCGGCCACTCTGCGTGTGTGTGATAGTGACCTACATATACATCGCGGAACTCCCAGGGTAGAGCTCCTGATCTCCATCTATTCATGTGCTGCACGATAGCTCCAGGTGATGCGAAGCCGTTGCGACCTATCTCATCGCCGTGTATAAGGACTGCTCGGTAGTTGCCGATACTGACCTTCTGCCAGTCGTCAGGGCTGTCCTCCCATGTCAGGCGTTTCTCCTGCCCTAGTAGCTGACGAGCGAGCTCGTAGCACATGCGGTCAAAGTTGTCGGATCGAGGCACATTGTCGCGCTTTGATCCTATGCGCCCATGATTTCCCCACTCAGCTACGACTGTGACCTTTTCATAGTGTGCGAGCGCATATCGGACTACATCTACACAGAGCCTAGATACAGTCACATACTGTTCAAAGATGGTGGCATCTATCTCAAATGCCTGGCTAGGGAAGTTGAATAGACCCTCGACCATATCTCCACCGAACATGATGGTGCAGTCTTTGACCGGATGGTCAGCTCTCTGGATATCTGTGATCCTGACAGCTCGCTCTGCAAACTGCATCACTCTGCGCTTCATCACCTGTGAGTCATAGCTCGTGGTCTTTTTCGCACCCTGCCAGTCAGTCATATGCCATAGGGCTACCTCAGTCCTACCCCTGCGCTTATCAGCCTCAGGTGATGTGACCGGTGCTATCGGCCCATATGTGAGCATTGCATCGTAGGCAGACTGATGAGTAGCCTCCACGAGATCATCTGTTTTTGTTTTTGCCTTGAGTAGCTGTTTCTGTAGCCGCATGATGACATTGCGTAGCTCTCTGACATCCGAGGACTCTATGCCCTCAGGTAGGTCATCTAGGCGTTTCTCAATACTCATTGCGTGGCTATCTCATACCCATGCTGCGTATAGCCCTGTTTATCTAGCCAGCTATCCTCATGCTCAGGAGATCGAAAGAGCCGCACAGTTTTGAGAGCATCCATCATCAGAGCTACCTGATATGCCGGTATCTCATCTATATCTAGGAGTGCTCCCCAGACTTTGCCTATTTTCACAAAGTTATCTATGGCATCGCCATACTCATCCTGCCGAGATGCAAGTATCGTCTCTACTTTGGACATGGACACTCACCCTTGCGATGAGCTCTGAAACTATCCTGAGATGTTTTGTGACCCTCCTGTCTAAGTGCTTTGACTATCAGGCTGACAGGTATGCCCTTCTCCCATGCTTTATCTATGGCTTTCTGATCCTCTTTTGATAGCGAGCTATACAGGTTCATATATGCGCATCCGCTTGATTTTCTGCTGCGTTTTGCGAACTCATCTAGTGTGTCTGATAACGCCATATCCCACCTCCTCACATACCCTAACACAAACTATCAAGGAGCACTTTATAGATACCGATAGGGGTCAGATGCGTGTCTGACCCCCTCGGCGTTTCCCAATGGAGGTAGGGAGGTCTATGCCTTCTTTTTCTTGCTGTCCTTTTTCGCTAGTTTGTCTAGCTCTAAGTCCACGACATCAGCGATGAGGCCGAATGATGGGTCTTTCTTATCTAGTGCTCGTAGTGCAGGTGCGATGACACCGGCAACGATAGCTACAAGATACACCTTAGGATCAGTCGATCCAATAGCGATGAGTGGAGTGATAGCGACTAGCACACCACGCGCATATGACTTGAGGATGGATTGCATTTTGTTTGACATCATTTCTCCTTCCTGTGGGCTGTTATGGGCGAGCGACTGCCATGACTAGAGAGTATGCGCGCTTCTTGCGATACACACCATCTCCATTAGCCTGAGAGCCTCTCTTATCCCCTGATGTATTGCCCTCGATACACCATAGGAATCTCTTGCCATCGTTTTTGACCACGATACCTACATGGTCTGGCTGTGCATCGTCATCAAACTGAAAGAACACGATGTCGCCTGGCTGTGCCTGTCCGATAGGAATGGTCTTGCCCTTTTTGGCAAACCACTTGAGCCCTGCATCGCATGATGCAAAGCCCTTCTTACCTGATGCGGCTACTGATGCAGACTGTCCTACCTGTGTGAAACACCAGGATACGAACATCGCACACCAGGGAGCGTTGTTCAGTCCATACCACTTGCCATACTTGGTGTCGTTGTTGCCTGACTCCTGATATCCGAGCTCGCCTCTAGCTACCTCTACTACGCTCATCTGTGCCTTCTCTCTACTTTTTGTCCATAAGCAGGGTGTATATCTGATCCACTCTGCCCTCTAGTTTGTCTATCTTTTTCTCTATCTCACCGACTCGATCCTTGATGGATGACCCACTATTGGGCTTGAGCTCCACTAGATAGTGTTTCACGAGAAACCTCACAGCGATAGCTAGTGAGCCCGTAATAGATGTAAAGGCAAGTATGAGCCCTGCCCAGTCGTTCGCTGTCATGTGTCAGATAATAACAGTTAGGCGAGGAGTGCTACGCCTGTGATGTTGATAGATGAGGTGACATCTAAGGTGGTCGGTTTGTTATGTGTCACAGTATCTGATCCGCCATTGCTAGTCGGATGCCATAGGTACATCTGAGTCGCGCTCGCCCCTAGTGTGGCGAATATGGTGTAGGTCGTACCACCATCGAGCAGATATCCACCGGCAGAGAGATCGTGCGCTCGCGTAGGGATACCGGCAGGGATGACGATATATATCTGACCTGTGCCGAAGTTAGTGACATTGGTGAAATCTATGATGGCGTTGGCTGTAATCATTTTACCGATGCGCTGTACCTCGATAGTCACAGGATTGCCCGTATAGACCATGTTGTTGTTCACAGTCTGCATAGTCGTAGGTAGGGTGATGATGCTCGTGCCGAGATTGTTATCAGCTATCTCTATGAATGCTGTGCCATTCCAGTACTTGAGCAGGTCAGCATCGGTGTCGTAGTACATATCGCCCACGCGAGGATTTGTAGGTGTGCTCGTATCAAAGTCCACATTGGGGGCTGTCAGTCTCTGAGCTGTTTCTAGCTTGCGCAGTCTCTGATCTAGGTCGGACATAATCATGCGCAGATCGAAGGGCTGATTGATATATGCCATGTGTCCTCAGTTCGTAGTCGTAGTCAGGGTCAGGGTCACGCGCTCTGGCCCATCCTCGCCTGGCTGTACTGATAGTCCGACTATGCGGTAGATAGCATCTAGTGTCCCAGGGAATCGCTCATCCTGGATGACGAGCCGAGCATCATCACCTATCTGATAGTCACCTAGCTCAGGTACAGCGTATGCCGGTACGACTATCTTGATGGTCGTAGGCGGATAGGCGACTGCGAGTACCTGACCGGTAGCGAGCTCCTGTAGGTAGGTCGCATCGGTCACATCTGAGTAGTTGGCCTGTTCCTCTAGCAACGGCCAGCCATCTGCCAGGAGGAGTGCATCCTGCGCAGTCTCTATCAGCTTGCCCTCGTTCGATCCTGCACCGAGCGCATACACAGTATTGGCTGCTATAGCTCCATCCTCAGGATACTCATACTCCACGATGTTCCCTGCAGGGAACTCGAAGACGAGAGCCTCAGGGTCACTAGGACTATAGACAGTACCTGTACGCGGATAGCCGAGTATCAGAGTCTTGAGTGGCTCGTTTGTGATGGGGTCATAGGAGACCTGGATGTTGAAATCAAAGCCATCCTCACCTCTAGATAGGTCTTGGATAGCGTTATAGACACCCTT